ATGACAATTGCGCTTCCTGATACCGGAGCAAATCCTCCAAACATGAGTGGACTTTTAGTGAGAGCAACAGGGAGTCAAATGTTGGCGATGCGGTATCAAGTGAATGATCTTTACTTGCAAGAAAATAATTCATTTTTTGATGACGCAGGATATGCGTTTGTTTTAAAACCGAAAGTTTTATTTACCAAGCCATTGGAAATAGATGGCCCGACACCGCAAGACCCTGCACTAAGTTACGAAACTAGAATGATAGTCGGAGGAAATCGTAGTTTTAAAATATAAAAATACGAAAGGAAGTTTAGAAAGAAAATAGATAAAATTTTTATTCGTATAATATAACTATACGAATGAAAATACCAAAACAATGCGATAAGTCTATGAATTTCAACGAATGTGAACTGGCAATTTTGCGAAGTGCCGTAGATTTAGCTCAAGAAAAAATAGGTAAACGAGTGGTAAACACACCGGAAATTCAAGAGATGATTACCATTGTTGAAAATTTTATAAGACGAAAAAATTTGGTTTGTTACGGAGGAACGGCTATTAATAATATTTTACCAAAAGAAGATCAGTTTTATGACAGAGATTTAGAAATACCAGATTATGATTTTTTCAGCCCAAATTCTTTGAATGATGCGAAAGAACTTGCAAATATATTTTACGATAAAGGATATAATGAGGTAGAAGCAAAAAGCGGGCAACATGCAGGAACATTTAAAGTTTTTGTAAATTTTATTGGAATAGCGGATATAACGTATCTACCTTCCGAATTATTTGATTCAATTAAAACAAATTCTATACGCGTGGCTGGTATATTGTACACGCCGCCAAATTATCTACGTATGTCTATGTTTCTCGAACTATCTAGACCAGCGGGCGATACTGATCGTTGGGAGAAAATATTAAAACGTCTTACACTATTAAATAAACATTATCCTCTTGTTGGAAAACAATGTGCAACAATTAATTTTCAGAGAAAACTATCTGGAAATTTGGCGGGAGACGAAATATATGATATAGTAAAGGAATCTTTCATAAATCAAGGATGCATTTTTTTTGGCGGATACGCAATTTCTATTTATTCACAATATATGCCAAAGCAACTGCAAAAAAAATTTGAAAAAATTCCTGATTTTGATGTTTTATCAAATGATCCTAAAACAACGGCAGAAATTGTAAAAGAGCGATTGAAAGATATTGACGTAACTAATGTAAAAATCATAAAACACGATGAAATTGGAGATGTTATTCCAGAACACTATGAAATAATAGTTGATAAAGACACAATAGCATTTATTTATAAGCCGGTTGGTTGTCACAGCTATAATAACATAAAAGTTCATGGAAAAATAGTGAAAATAGCTACAATAGATACTATGTTAAGTTTTTACTTGGCTTTTTTATACACAAATCGAGGTTATTTTGATCCCGACCGCATTCTTTGCATGTCACAATTTTTGTTTGATGTCGAACAAAAAAATAGGTTGGAGCAAAAGGGTGTTTTACGTCGTTTCTCGATTACATGTTATGGTCATCAAAAAAGTATAGAAGAAATTAAAGCAGAAAAAGCGAGTAAATATAAAGAACTCAAAGACAAAAGAGGAACAAAAGAGTACGAAGAATATTTTCTTTCGTATAAGCCGGCAGACTTTAAAAAAAATGAAGATCGAGATAAAGAACATGAAAAGAAAGAAATTTCTGGAAAAAAACAAAAAAAGGGAAGAAAAACAAGACGAATTAAAAAAGAAAAACTATTTGATCCATACAATTCAAAAAAAAGCAAAGCAAAAACATATAAAAAGTAGGATTAAAAACAATAGTGCTCTATAAGTGTAAAATATATATCTTTTGCAACCTTTCCGATGATCTTTCCCCAGATATTGTCAAAAAGATCGAGAGATATATTTTTTTTAAGATAAATATAGAAAATTATTAATTTTAATATCAAGTTTTCAAATATTTTTTTTATTTGAAAATGCAAATTATCAAGTAAACCCCATTGGCTAACATAACTGCACATTTGCGTTGCTGATTCTTTAATATAAAAATTATGAATGTCTAATAGGCCAGCTAAAATTCTATGATAATTTGTCTTTTCATTTTTTATACTAAATAAAGAATTAACTTTATTATAGTTTATAAGATTTAAAAAAAGAATCTCCTTTTTTGGTTCTTTTTTAAAGATAAAAGGATTAAATCCATCTGTATATCTATTTTTATACAATATATTTCCATCCATCAGTATAGGAACAAAACATGACCTATAAATAATTTCAAATATATCATCTAGAGAATTGTATTTTGATTTTACAATTTTTTTACGCGTTTTTAAGTCGTGAAAAGTCGTGTATACTTTATTTGTCATTAATTGACAAATATTACTTGGTAAAATGGGTATAAGTTTTTTACAAATATCAGAATAGTTATTAAGATGATGCTCATTTTTAAAATTTTTTGACAACATTTGATAAAGTTCAGGAAGACGTCCAAACGATCGGCAACGTACAATAGCGAAACAAAAGAACCGATACTACAAGACGAGATTCTATCAATTTTTATGTATAATTTTTCTTCCATTCTTTTAAGAAAATAAGCAGCGCCAATCAAATAACTTCCATTGAATGCCCCACCATCAAATATCAAGTCTATTGTTTTCATTTTTCTACACTCTTTAGGTAGATTTTTTATTAATTTCTCAACATATTTTTTGATCATTTGCCAATATTATTTTTATACAATAATATTCTCATTAAAATAATAAAACGAATTATTTTTTATTGAGTAACATTCTTTCAATAAATACCTTTGGTACCTTGTTTGAAGTCAAAAACATATTAATTATTTCTGCCTGAGAATAAAAATTTGATTTTATTTTTTTCAAAGTTTTTTCCGGTATAAGAAGTCCAGTAAGATGCGTGTAAAGTTCGCTAATAATTTTATGCGTTGCATTTCCAAGCTCTAAAGTGACGTCGATTCTACCAGGTCGAATGAGTGCTGGGTCCAGATCTCCATAGCAATTACTACTAATAATTAATACTCTTCCTGGTGTTTCCCTTAATCCATCCCAAAGATTTAAAATATCATCCAAGGTTATCGGTTCTTCATTGTTTTGTAGTTTGCAAACTTTCAGCAAATCTTCTTCATTTTTTTGATCTACAATAGTCTTCAAGACATCTCCAACATTAACGTTTGATCTTGTCGTTAATGAATTTAAATCGATATCGCCAGTTTTGGACATTTTCTTTTTAAAATTGCTGCGTTTCAAAACCAAATCTCCAATGCAGTCGATATCTTCAATAACGATAATTTTATCTGCAAATCCAATACTAGACTTTTTATTTGCAACGTTATATCTGTCTTCGAAAAAGAAATCGTCTAATTGACGTCGCGTTTTTATTAATTTTAGTGAAAGATTAATCACATGTCTATTTAACATATTCGCCACACATTTAATTAGTGATGTTTTTCCAGTTCCTGGAGGCCCGTGGAGTCCTATTCCAATCGTGTATGGTATGCCCATTTTATAGTACCAAGATTTATTGTTGATAAAAAAATTCAATTTATAAATAATATCAGATTTTCCTTTGAAAAATAGATTATCGAAGGTTTTACTGCTTTCAAATATACATTCTGACCAGCACTCGTGCCTTTGTTCTTCATACGTAGTCTTTGTTAATGTATAAATAAATTTTTTATTGAATCTTTCATCTTCTATGTTTTTTAGATACTTTTCTGTTATATCATCAATGAAATATTTTATCTTTGAAACATCTGTTTCGTAGGAAAATAATCTAATAGTAATTCTATCTATTTTTGTTGCAGTTTTTTCTTTTATTTCTTTATTTTCTTGGTCTTCTGTGTAAATTTTTGTGGTTGCATATATTTTTAGTTTTTCATCAATCAAAAACTCTCGATCTTGTGTGACTATAAATAAGTCTTTTTGGTAATCATTAATATCTTTATTTTTGCTTTCGTTATATGGATCTCCGTTTGGACTAGGCAACTCTTTAATTTCATAAATAGATTTATTTTTAGAAATATTTTTGATAATATAGTTCCACATTGCATTAAAACGATCTGTGTATAGCGATGAAAAAAATATATGTTTATCATAGCCAGAAGAATAAGTGCTTTTTTTTCCTTCAAGAATCACCATATTTTTTTTGAAAAGTAAATATTTTATAGAGACCAAAGAAAATCTCATTTCTTGAAAGTCGTAATCCTGCAAAGTTCTAACAATATAACTTACTAAAATAAAGCTAAAAGTTGTAAATATAGTATTGACAACGGGATTAGAAGTTTTAAAATAATCAAAAAAAAACATATGAATGATATTTTGAAGTATAGTCGAAAAATAAGCAGTTAAATGCATATTATTAAATACTTACCAAATTTTTATATCCTTTTATGGACAATAAGATCAAAATTTATTAAAATGCCCCATAATTTTGCTGAGCATATAATAAAAAAGACCAAAAAGAATACTCATGAAAATGTATCCTTGGATATTATAATTTCCATCTTTGAAAAACAAGAAAGGTAAAAAGATGTACATTTTTTTTTTAAAAATAGGTAATTGAAAGAAGAAAAATAAGACAGCCAATAAAAGAGGAATTTGCAGTTCTTCATAAATGCTGTCTAGTGTGTTACTTTTATTTACACTTTTATTGTAGTTATCTATTATTTCCTGCGGCACATCATGTTCTTTTATATAGTCTTTTTCTTGTCTTGTCGGGATATAATTTGCCTGAATGTGTGGGTCTTGAGTTATCGAATCGGTATTTCTTGGTATATCCCTCGAAGGTAACAGAGTTGCACCCGTACTGCTTGCGTGTTGAATTCCACTAACAATTTGTGTGATTGTACTTTGATCTAAAGTTAATGAAGTTACTGACGGAGGATTGAAAGTATTTGGTAACTCGGCCGTATTCAAAGAAATATTATTCGTTACATTTCCTCCTCCTGTTGGATCTGTTGGTAAATCGTGAATGCTAGTTGAGTCAGACATATAAATAGTATAAGAATGATTGATTATAATATTTACGCAAATTCTAGAATCTTTTTATTTGAATCGCATTTTGTTGCAACAGGATTATATGAATAACATTTATTATTACGTTTGTAAATCTTATCTTTTAACTCTTCTATTGGCGGAGCCTTAAAAATTAAACAATTTTTATCTTTACAAGCTGCTCTAAAGAGTGAAGCTAATCCAAGGCCCAATATGATAGACAACATATGTTTTCCTGTATCAGAGTGAAAAAACTTTGCCAAATACATCCTAATAATATATGTTATTAAAAAATATACATGTTTTTAAATTTCTTATTTTATCTATCCTTGAACAGGTAAAACGCTTATTTTTTTTGGATCGTCTGGACACTCTACTTCTGTTTCTTCAAATGTAAAACAATTATCTGCTTTATCTTTGTATAAAATTTTTGTTATATTTTCAGGACTAGGATATACATAAATAACTTTCATATCACTTCCATAAACATAAACAATAAAGAGACCAATTGCTAAACTTATCAAAAAAGTAGTTGCTGATATTTTATCAAAAAACATTATGTTATATTATATAGCTAGACATTTACTTTGCTCCCTTATTTTTAAGAAATTCAACAATTTCTGTATATTGCTTAATTGATGCTTCTCTCAAAGGTGTAAATCCCCAATTAGCAGACACATTTATATCGCTTTCGGATCCGTTCTCTAATAAATATTTTACAACTTCCAAACTTCCACTTCCAACTGCAGCATACAAAGGTGTTTCTCCGCGAAAAGTTTTTTTATGAACGTCGGCACCATTTTCAATCTGCACTTTTACTTGTTCTAGATCCCCGGCCTGCGCCGCCTTAAATAGGTATGTTTCGCCATTATCATCAGCAAAAAGAACATCTACTTCTTTTGGAACAGCAACCGGGGTTTCTTCTTCTTCTTCTTCATCACCATAGTCTTCACCTATTTGCATTACTATTTTTGGTTGAACATTTTCAGTTATTTTTTCTCGAATCTTTACCGCTTTTTGTTTTGTTTGTTTTATTCCGATTGTCAAAGTTTCAACGCCAATATTGTGTTTTGCATAGTTTGTTTCTATTTCGTCAATAGTATATTGCTTTTGAATTAAGTGATGTGTATCATCATCCGAGTCATAAACAACATCTCTGTATGAAAACTTCATCTTATTCAGGTTTTCTACTTTAGGAGAAAGCTGACTCACATAAACTTCCACCGCATCCTTAGAAAACTGAACATTTTCATCACGCATATACATCGAAACAAGGTCTTTAATTTTTTGAATATCTTGATAAACAGAAACTTGCTCCTTCTCTATAGAGTCATTTTTAATTTTATTATCAACAACATTCATGTAGCTTTCTAGATTCATTTCATAGTTACTAAGTGTCAAATTTAAGTCTTCTTTAATATCTTCAAAGCTTTTGACAGCATCCTCTAGAGATACATATCCAAATATTTGATCATTTTTTTCTTTTATGATTCTATTTTTAAGAGTTATTATTTCTTTTTCAAGACTAGAGTTATCATTTATATAGTTTGTGGTTTCTCCTAAATTGATAACAATTTTTAACGGGCACGGATCAATTCTATCACCACAAACAGCCATAAGTTTTCTACCATTTTCTTCTGGATTGTAGAGATTTGAAAAAATTGTTCCAACGGGGCGTTTGCAATTAATACATTTGGGTTTAAGCTTTTTATATTCGCGTCTTTTTTCTTTCCAACTCAGTTCTTTATCTTTTATTAATTTTTTTCTCAATTTTAAGTTGGTTTCTTCATATTCATTCTTCATTTTAAAGTATACATTCAAAGCCTCTATAAATTTTTTTTTATCTTCTTCGTCCATAAATATAGAATACATAAAAAATATTTTTAAACCAGGGTTTGTAAAATTACTTAGCGGGAGGTTTAAAAAGATTATCATATTCATTTTCCCAGCCAGGTAGTCCGGTTATAAGTTCTTGACTCGCAATCCTTTTTGCATCTTGAAAATTTTTGATTTTTGATAAGATATATTGTTGTTTTTTTCTCTCTTGCATATCTTTTTCGACGGGTGTAAGCTTGCCTTTATATTTATAAAGTAGAATTCCTCCTAAAATAATTAAAAATGCTATAGATAAAGAAATATTGAATATGAGATTATTATAATGATCACGAAAATCGCTACATTGTTTTAGTGTTGCACTAAGAAAATATTTTATTCCAGGCTCAATAAGAGCGGGTTTAGAGGATTCTTCGAAACTCATCGGTATGTACTTTATTAATTACTTTTATAATATCAAAATAAATTATACACAATATCTATATGGAGATCCCATTTTTTAACTTATTTGGGTTTATTCTGATAACATTGCTCTATTATTATTTTATGAAACCGAAACTTACATTAAGTATTCTAGCTGATCCGGGTCAATATATAAATCATACGAAGAGTGGCTATTTTATGGTGTGTATATACTTTTTACTTATTCTATTAACCCAGTTTGGAATAAATTCAGGAATTATAATTAATAAATGTGGAGGAAGTGTATCTCAAAATCTTGGTGTCGCTGGAATTATGACATTTTTACCATGGATTTTTATTTTTGGCGTCGTAATTATAGTATTAATTATTTTTCCTGGTTTCAAAGGGGCTTTTTCTGACGTAATCGGCTATTTTTATGTATCGAATAAAGCAAAAGAGATATTTAATGATCTTTTAGTAGACATAAATGCTTTTGATAAAATAGAAGATCCACCTGCTGAACAAAAAGGAGGAACTAAAGAAATGCAAGAGCTTGCAAATTTGATTCTTAAATTGTACGGAAACATGTCAATCTTAATAAATCAAATTGTTCCTGGAAATTTTTTGCAGTACATTGGAGTATTAAAACCTCTAATGAAACCAGAATATCAAAATAATCCAACACTTTTATTGGAAAAAGAAGAAGAACTATTGCAGGTGGTATCAACTAGGGATAATATAGGTGAAGCATTTTGGTATGTTTATACTGGAATATTACTGATTTCAATCACTCAATATAATATATACATGAGACCTTGTACAAAAGATAAAGCGTTAAATGAGGCGAACTATAAGAAATTTTTAGATGATCAAGAAGAGACGAATCAAGAATTGGCAAAAGGTCAAGGCGCTTATGAAATCACAAAATAGAAACAATATAAAAAAATTTCTTTATTACACTGCATATAAAGAGACAACTGACAATTTTTTATCTATAATAAACAAAAAATATGTAAATGACTTATATATTTTTCAAAAAATAATTGGTAATTACTAATTGTCAACTACTAATTACTAAAAATAACTAACATATGCTAAGACAGCAACGTAGCAAAGTATTCCTAAAACTATAGAAAGCAACCAAACTGGTAATATTGTTTTATTTCTGTACCCAATACCAAACTCTCGAATACTTCCGTCTGTGTTGTAGAGAAATGCCGGCTTCATTAGTTGTATGAACCCAAAAATAAATAAGAATAGTATTACAGAAAAAAGCGATACATTTTCACGAATATAAGATTTGTACATCTAATATACAATAATACTTTAAAAAAAAGTATTGCAACCAACTAGTTATTTTCTAAAAATAGATTTAGTTGTGATCTCTATAGTCATCAACTTCATCCGACTCAAAGTTTCCATCATCATAGTCTTCAGTCATAAGTGACATATCGTATGCTTCTTTTTCTGCTTCCTTGTCAGCTTCCATTTCCTCTAAATAATCATCTACGTAGAGATTAACGTTTCCGTCTGTAACATTTTTATTTTTTCTAATATTTCTTTCGATTTCCGTGATCTTATCCATAACTTCGCGCTCATCATCATAAGTTTCTTTCGTATATTTGGTAAGACCCTTTTGTAAACCTTTGCTCCAAACGCCGAGCTTGTTTATTTTCAGTATAGTATCCGCATCTCTTTCTTCATCTGTCATTTCTTTAAGCCGATCAGTAAATGTGTCTTTTTCTCTTTCAGATATTTTAAATACTTTATCCATTATTTCTGTGTAAGATTTATCGATTATATCTTTGTGGTCCAACATTACATTCAAGTATGTTAAAAGAAGATTCGCAGTTTTTGTTTTTAATTCTTTTTTATTTCCTTGCAACGTCAATTCATTATCAATACGAGTATTGACAATATCCGTTTTAATTTCTTTATCTTCTAAATCTTCAATAGTAAATATTTCATCCGCACTTGAAATACCAATAGTTTCTGTTTCATAGAATAACATGCTTTCATTTTCCGTAAGATTAATGTATTCTGTAAAAAGTATAAGAAAATATTGTTCGAATAGTAATTCTGCGGTTACTTTGTCAAAAATAGAATGGCTTTCGCGATCTTTATATTTAATAGAACCATAGTAAGGTGTATTATCTACGAGACGTAATAAGTTTGTGCATCTTTCTTGCATTGTGTTCAAAATATTCGTAAGAATTTTTTCACTATAAAAAGGACGAAGTTTTTGATAATAGTCCTTGACAATTTTTTTAATATCTTTTACATGATTTTGTGATAAGTGCCAATATTCCTGTATTTGTACTTTATCATAGTCAACATTATTCAAAATAATATTTGGAAAAGTTTTGTAAAAATTCTTTGTATATGACTTTATAAAGTTTATGAAATTATAAGTTTTTGTATCGGAAATTGTTTTGGTGTTTTCTTCAGATGTATTCCAAGTAAATATTTCAGACAAAATAGTATCAATATATTTTTGCCGCTTTCCAGTCAAAGAATTATTTTTTTTGATAAATTCTGTAATCTCAATTCGCATAATTTCATTTGTTCTTGAAAGATGATTTTTTAAATTTCTCATATCTTCAGTATCTTGAGTGACTGCAATATCGTATGTGTCTAATGTAGCATTAATAAGTTTTCGTAGAGCAGGATAGACAACTTCCTCGTCTTTTTCCTCAAAATGTTCTAGAAGCGTTGTTATATTTTGAACGGCTGTAGTAATGTGAGGATCAATATTTACACTAATAATATTTTTTCTATTTACAATTTGTAAAAGTCGTAAAAACATGTCATTTGTATAATTTCTTCCATCTCTTTTTAACTTTGCAATAATTTCTGTTATAGAATCCTTGTTCGAAACATAGTCGGGCTTACTTGTGCATAACGCAATTAAATCTTCTCCTATCGGGATTAGTGAGGTAAATTTGCAAAAAATAATAAACGCCATATAAATCGTTTCTTCCGTAAATTCTTGATTTGATAGAACGGGATATATATTTTTCGTATTTTCTTTACTATAGAAAAGCGGGCCTTTTGCTAGATTATTGACGTCAATTAGTATATTAGAAAGATTTTCAACAATATTATTATAGTTTTCAATTTCTCCGTTCTCTTTTATGAAATAATCAATTGTTGTCAAAGAAGAATTCTCATTACAACAAGAATTTTCTACGAATGGCTCATTTGCCGAGTTTGTAAGTAAAAGTTTTTTTTTATTTATGATTTCTTGAATAGCTTCCTGAATAGCAAAAGAAAATTGAATAATTTTTGACTCGACAATAAGTATTTTTTCTCTTTGGCCGGTAGAACCAATTTTTAATTCTTCTACAAGCCTGCTTTTAAACTCCGATGTTATATTTGC